CCTCGCCCAGATCCGTCACCGACCACGCCCCTCCCCGCTTGGGGGCAGCATGCATGTTCAGGTTATACTGTATCGCCGCTAGCTCAGCAAGCGCTCTACTCACGTGACACCCCTTCGAAGTCCCTCACAGGCACGCCGGTAACGATCATCGAGCCATCGCCGCCGCTCTCCCTCGCCCTGAGCATATCGCAGCCAATAGCGATACTCCCGCGCCGCCCGATACACCAACATATCAAACTGAGTCAAAAGCAAGGTGGTTGTCTGTGGATCCATAGCTTCAGCCGCCAAGAGCTCCTGCGCAGCCTTCCACCACACAAACAGCACCAGACCCTCCAGGTGACGGTCCAGCACAGTCAGAACGTCATCATCAGCAGTCGGATAATCGTGATCAGCCAAATATCCAACTACTATCGTCTCCCCAGTCGTAGGCGCCGACCCCAACACCAACATCTCAGGCTCATGCACGCCCCAAACGTCGTAATACTCCCCACCCCAAAAGTCTTTCACACCCTCGGCAGGCCGCCGCGCCAAGAAAGACATCGGGTCCTCACCGTCGGGATACTCCACACTGCTCACGGCCTGCGGATTGGTCAATACAGAGAGAGAATACTCGAGCTGATCCGTAACACAAGCAATGGACTTCGTCAGTCGCCTCGGAAAATAGCAGCTGTAATCCCGGATCGCATCGTTGATCCAGGCATCTAACGTCGCATCCGGCCACTGTGTCGCATCAGCCATACGCTCCCGTACAATAGCCCGCAATTCGGCACGTGTGGCCACAATCTACTCCTTTCAAAAGCGCAGCCGGGGGCCAGGCTCAGACCGAGGAACAGGATAAGGCCGGGGGCCAGGCTCAGGAAATGGCTCCAAGTCAGGCGGATCCAGGTCAGGCGGATCCAGGTCTGGAAACGGATCTAAGTCAGGGCCGTCGTCACGCGACGGGCCTCTAGTCGGTCAAGGACCGGGAAAAGGCCAGTTGTATCATGGATCATGCACCGCCCTGATATGCTCATCGAGCTCCCCCTGGCTCGCAAACTCCGCACCACAGTAAGAACACGTGTAGACCACAGGATCAGGGGGCGGAGGAGGCTCAGGCTCAGGCCCAGGAATATCCTCCTCGAATACCTGACACCGACAATCCCCATGCAACGGCGGCCCGTACACGTACGCGCCCTCATAGAAACAGAAAGGCTCCCACGCCCACACCAGCATGTTATCCAAAGCGGCGCACGCGCTACACACGTTCCCATCACCCTTTGTACGCCACCGCTTGCCATCAGCCACACCAACTCCCTACAGTCCTATATCTCTCCAACCAACAACCGCGCTACGTCCAGACATCCCGGCCTTCGCCTCCTGCAACCAATCGTAATAAGCCTCGCGACCAGTACGCTTCACAAACAAACCAAGTGCACTGATCAACGAAGCGGAAGGCGCACCTCCACCACGCTCTCTCCTGCCCACAACAATCGCCGCCTCTCGCGCAGCCTTCCACCACACAAACAGCGCCAGGCCCTCCAGGTGACGGTCCAGCACAGTCAGAACGTCATCATCGGCAGTCGGCACAGAGTAATCGGCCTCATACTCCAAGCCAATGTCCTCACCCTCCCCCGGCTCCTGAGCAATGACCAGCATCTCCGGAGCTACCGTCCCGCGAACGTCGTACCACGACCCACCCCAGAAGCCACGTGGATCGGTCTCGCTACGCCGCGTCAAATACTCCCGCGGATCCTCGTCCTTAGGCCACTCCACAGAAAGTATCGAACAAATACCCGTGTAACCGCTGAGGGAGTACTCCACCTGGTCAGCCACCGCGGTTATAGTTGCCGTCACCCGCCGCCTGAAATGAATCGAGTAATCCCGGATCGCATCGTTGATCCAGGCATCTAACGTCGCATCCGGCCACTGTGCCTCGTCGGCCAGCCGCTCTCTTATAACGTCGTCTCTCAACCCCGCCCTCGTGGTCATATCAGAACACCGCCCGCCACGTAGTTATAGATCACTCCACCCCCTCGGCGAAAGCCCCGCCGACGATCTCCTCGAACTCCGGGTCAGACACCGCCTCGCCCGCAAACTTCAACATCAACCGCACTGCCAGGCGACGCAGAGCTCCCGACTTGCCCACCATCCTCTCCAGCCCCTCCATGGTCTCCACGATCTTATCCGCCGACCGTGCCAACTGCCAGTTATCAGCGGGGGAAATGTCAGGCAACCCAACCGCCACGTCCGCCAGGGTTACCAGTCGCCCTCGGCGCAGCCCCAATGCCACCGCGCGATTCCAAGCCTGTACCACCACGTCAGCCAGCACGTATCCAAAATAAGCCTGCCGACGCCGTAAAAATCGCCGCCGCTGCTCTGTCAACGTCTTGGCCGAGGCCAGGTTCGCTGTCTCACTCTCCCCCAGGTCCAACAACGAAACCCCAGGGCCGCCAGCCACGATCATCCAACGAATAGCCCGACCGTCGGCCGCCGCGTCCCGCGCCTTCAAATCAGGAGTAACCGCCTCCCACTCCTCGCTATCCCTATCGACCACCAACACCGACCCGGGCGCCGGCTCATCCTCGTATTGCGCCTTCTTCGCCTTCACCAGCTTAGAGGGTACTTTCACGATCCACAGGAACACGCGATGGGCAGCATTCGTCCTCACCCGATCCTCCAGCCAGCGGCTGTACCGCTTCAGCCAGGGCAGAATCGGCGCCAGGTCCGACTCCCCACGAACGCAACCAACAGGCCGGTTCACAGCGTAGTGCAACATCACCGGCTTTGGCTTCGCCCCCTCTTTCACTCCATCCCGATCGGGCACAGCCTGAGGATGATACCACTGCTGACCATCCTCCAGAGCATCCCCCGTCTCGTGGTACACCGTCTCGGCCTCGTAGTCCTCACCTCTGTAGTCCACCTTCTCGATCCTGCTGGCCGAGACAGCCCGCACGTAGACCATCCCATCCGCGCTGTTAAAGTGCAGCGTGGGGAAAAGCTCCCCCAACCGCGTGAGCTCATCACACCAATCTCCCTGCCGCATGGCAAAGCGATTCTCCGGATGATTGACGAACTCGGTGATGAACTTATCTAATTGCTTGTACCCAGGTGCGCGCAAACGAAGGCTATCCCCCCCCAGGATGTAGGCCGTCACGATCCCCACCAACCGCCTGGCCAAGGGATTCTTGCGCCAGGCATTGAAGGCATCCTTGAACTCCTCCCGGAGGACGCCCCACCCCTTGTCTAGCCTCGTGCCCGAGCGGCCAAAGAGTACAAGGCCATCGGCAGCCTTGCCCACGTCCACAGCGGTCACCCGCGCCAGCCAGGCAACTACCCGCCTCAACAACCGCCCCGGCCATCCTAGCAACTTACCAACCTCCAGTCTCCCTCTCGTCAATCACGTCCACCGGCGCAATCACCGCCGACTCCCCCGTCGCTCGATGCCGCATCGAGGGCCACCGCAAAGCCGCCATGCCAATGATCACCGTCATCGCCCGATCATCGGTCAGTCCAGGCGGAGCTCTCAGCGTGCCCGCCTCGAACATCGCCAGCTCGTTGATCGTCGCCCCATCCTGGATGACGGAGCCCCCATCCCTCAGCACCTGAGCCGTCACGTCGGTGGCCAGCACCTTGTTCTTGACATTGCTGAGCCACCCGTCTTTCCCATCGAGAGGACACTGGTAGATCAAATCGCCCGCACCCAGACCATCAATCGCCACGTGGACGGCATGCCCGTGGTTGTTACGTTCCACACAAATGACAGCATGATTGTACCACTGACTGATCTCTACCAGGCAGCCGCCAAACACGTCCGGCTCGAATCGCCCGTACAGGCCGGCCACCTGTCCCCAGGTCAGCACATCGAACACCGCCGCCGGCGAGGGGTCCGAGGTGGGGTTTCCCTCGGCGGGGTCGCCCACCACCAGATAAACCCCCCCAGGGCGAGGCGGCTCCCACACCACCAGACCAGGCAGCGGAGGCGCACCTGAAGCCTCCAGAGAAGGCATATCCCCCGTGCACGAAGCCAGCCAAGCCGGCAAGAACCGCTTAGACGACTTCCGCGCAGCCAACGCTTCCACTAGCGTAGCCGGATACTCCTGGAACAAGTCATCCTCCGTGTAGTCCGCCTTCTGCCGCGCGTACCAGGCCGCATCCCTGTCAGGCCGTGCCGACCACGGCAGGAAAATGGGACAGTAGCTATTCTCCCCTGCAATCGCCTGAGCCCAGATCCGCTTGAACTCCGAGGAAAGATCCTCTTTGTCCACGGTGCTGATCAGCCCCAGCTGCCCACCTGCATCAATCGTCGGCTTGACAGCCGTCAACAACTGCCGCAGCCAGCGGATAAAGTCCGCCTCATCCACTACCGCCAGTGTAGCCGTGTAACTCCGACCGCTGTGCTTGGTGGTGGGAAACGATTGCGCCACGCTTCCCAGATTGACGAACTCCAGCTCGTGGTCGTTGTCCGTCCCCACCCTCGCCTGCAAGAACGGCGGCAGCCGCACGTGACAGCCACGCACCCGACCCAGCAGCTCCGCCGCCTCATCGTCCCGACGACTGAACAGCAGCAGCCCAGTGCCAGGCCTGAACAACATCATCCACAGCCCGTAGCACACCAACAGCCAGGTCAGGCCAAGTTGCCGAGCCTTGAGGACGATGAATAACTGGTGCTCTACGATCTTTTGTAAAGTGCTGGCCTGGGCCGGCCACAACCGAAACCGCACCCACTCCCGGGCCGTCTTGTCCTCTATCCAGCAGTACGTGTCAATAAAATACTCCGCGCTCCCCGAACACTTAGCCAGCTCGACTCTCTGCTCACGCGTAAGCACGCTCCCGCCACTCCCTCAGCTCAATCGCCGCCTCAGCTAACACGTCCGCACCGAAGACCACACCGACGTGCACCTCCCGACCAGCCCTCTCCAACTCCAGCAAGACCTTGGCCCACCGCTGAGCGTCCGCGGCCGTCAATGTAACGCCCTCATCCTGAAGTGCCGCCAAAAACCGCTCCAGAATCAGCCGGCCAATCTGAAAGATCAGCGAACTGGCCTCACTGGCCTCCGCCTCAGCTTTTTGCAGACCTGCTGCCGACGTCCTGCCCCGGAATTCCTTGCGCTTCCGCACCCATTCGCCGGCCTTGCCGTGGCGCTCTACCTGCTTCTTGCTGACTTCATGCTCGTTCGCCAGGTCCTGGTAAGAGCACTGGCCCGTCACGTACTCGTTTTCGATCCGATTCCAGTCGAGCGTCGGCATCCAGCAACTCCTCTAACTCCTCGACGGTGAGGGGATCACATCCAGACTTCTCTACCAGAGCCAGAACGGCACAGCGAATTTCAGCCGCGCTCTTCTCCATCGCAGCCAGGGCCAAGTCCAGTGCTTCCCAACTAAAACGTCCCGTCACGAGCATTGGACATCCTCAGCCGTACCTCGATGGCCTCCAGCCTCCGCTCCACCGCGTTCATGAAACGAGTAATCTCCTCCAGCGCCGGCTTGATATCTGCCAATGCCTGAGTGTTCTTACCGATTACGCCCACGATCCGATCCACCAGCTTCGCCTGTCGGCTCTCGGAATTGCGGATCACGTAGATCAACACCCCGGCCATCACCGCGGCCAGGCTCCAATCAGCAGCCAGCTTCAACAGGTCCAAGACATCCATACATGACTCCTACACGACTTCAATCTACTCGGCCTCCGCCGTCTCCCCGGCAACTGCCTCGACAACCGCCAGGAGGGCGTCCACCCCGACCATGTTGACCAGCTTATCAGTGATCAACGTCACCGCCTCAGTTACACTAGCCGGGAACTGCGCCGCCAGCTTACCCTCAATGCTCTCCTCCAGCGTGCCGCCCAGCACCGACTTGACCAACTGCGCGCTAATGACAGCGTTAGTCACCTGTCCGCTGCGCGCCGCCTCCAGCTTCACCTGATCCAGGTCCTGCTGCTTACCCAGAAACAAGTTCTCCAGCTTGGCTCGCAGCTCGCGATCGGCTGCTGTCCGAGATGACCAGTCCTGCAGGAACACGTCGAACAGACTCTTCACGTTAGCAGTCCACGCCTGCCCCGCCAGGATATCCTCATTCCCATCCATCCTACCCATGCTCTCACCCCCTCCCATTATTGCCACCGCCCCTGACAAAGCGCACTTCGACCACGTCCTCGCCTTCGTCCAGGACGACGACCTGCTCTCGCCCCTTCATCAGATCGTGGATCAGATTCGCCCCGCCGCCCACGATGATAGCCGAAACCACCAGGTTCGCAAGGGCCCCCAGATCCACCCCGGCCAGGGCCATCAACTCCACCCGAGCCAGGACCGACAAAAGGGCGCCAGTCGCCAACGACACGTACATCAGCAACCAACGCCCCCTCTCATAGAACCGGTCAAACAGTGGAGCAATAAAATACTCCACCAGCCGTTCATTCACCAACGCCAAGAAAATTGCCTGTTCCATCTGTCCTCCTCCCTAACGCAACAGGGGGCCGCGGCTGCCACGCTGTCTTGTTGGGCTTTCACCTTGCCGCCGCTCGTCGCCCCCATGATTTGCCTCCCCGCTTGCTACGAAGGGGCGTCCCCGCCCCGATTCACCCCCGCGATTTGCCAATGGCCAGACCAACACTTCGGCCTCTCTCCGGCCAAACTCCAGAGCCGCCTCCCTCTCCGCCATCCAAAAATCCAGGTTACGATCTCCTATTGCACCGCCCCTGTCCTGGCAGATGCAGCCACGCCGCAGCGAGGGAACGTAGAACACCGTCCCAAACGGCCATGCCTCGCCGCAGGCACACGCACCGTCGAAGACATACAGCCCAGAAGCCATGATGCCCAGGCCATCCATACCCACATCATAATTGGTGTACGCCGTCAATGTCATTACCAGCGCCGCTTCCAGACTCACTTCACTACCGCCACTAATAAATGAATTCTAAGGGGCAGCCCCTAGACCCGAACTGCCCCGAATCAACGCCGGGCCTGGGAAGATCGGCGTGATCCACAAAAAGAAAAGCGGGCCTGAGAAGGGATTCCCAGGCCCGCGAAAGCAACATCTCCGGGCCGGCCCGAACGGTGCACTGCCCAGGCCAGCCCTCTATTGAGTTTACGAATGAGTTTACGAATCCAGCACTTACAGGTCATATTCTAGCACAGCTGTTCTATTGTGTCAAATCAAGCCCAGAGCCTCTGCCAGCTTGCCGAGGACAGCCAGCACCAGCAACGCCAGCAACACCCACCGCCACTCCCAGATGTCCTCCCCCATATCCGCCCCCCGCTGAGAAGCCGAGCGGGGCTTCCGCCACCACCGCTTACCCATGATTCCCCCTTTTTCGCGATTTGACAAGATTTCGTTTCTATGCTATACTCTAGCGCAGATTAAGCTACTATACTACAGTATCACCAAGGAGGTCAACAATGAACGAACTCTCCGAAACAGTTAGCTTCCTAGTCTCCAAAGAGACCAAGTCTCGCCTGGTAGCCCAGGCATCACTTGAACGGCGATCACAAGCCATGATCGCGCGGATTGCCCTTGAAGCTTATCTCAACCACACCGAGGAGGACCAGTCTAGCGAGGACGCCACCGATGCCAACCCCAAGAATTAACCGCACAGACACGCAAGACCTGGCCGCAATGCTCGCCTTGAGACACCAAGGTCTAACCTACGACTCCATCGGTCAACGCTACGGCACCTCACGCCAGCGAATCCGCCAACTCCTCAGCCAAATGACCGATAGCGTCAAAGCCAAAGTATGGCAACGCGCCAACGGTTGTTGCGAAATATGTGGCAAGCCCGAAGCTCAATGCTCACGACGCCTCGAGTATCATCACAAAGAACCCATTATCGAAGGGTACAATCAACCAGAGAACCTCCTACTTTTATGTCAGAGTTGTCACCGACACATCCATAAAGATAACTCACCGAAAACCCGCTCCGCTAAGAAGGCACCAATGACACCCGTAAAACGATTGGCCGTCCTCATAGACACAGAGCTCCACCGGCGCTTCAAGTCACTCGTGGCCGACAAAGGACTGGATATGTCCAAAGTCATCCGCGAGCTAGTGGAGCGCTGGCTAAAGGAGAACGAAACCCCACAGGACAAAAAGGAAGGGCAACGATGACAATCACACCCGCCGAATTTCTACAGCATCGGTTATTGCTATCACTGTTTTTCGGCTTTGAAATGCCCAAACCGCAGGTGTTAGCTAAGACATTCCAGCTCGTCAACAAAGAGCCGTACCCCCCAGACAAAACCCCGCTCCATGTCCCACCCGATTAGGACTGACCAGAAATAACGAAGCCGCCGGCTGTTCACAGCAGCCAGGCGGCTTTCCTGACCTCCGTTTCCCAGGCACCTTAACAGCAAAATACAACACGGAGGCCCTTGGCTGGGGGACAGGGATTCGAACCCCGGCTTACGGTTCCAGAGACCGTTGACCACTCACCAGCGAAAAGCGCTCCGTCGCAACCCGCACCCGCTCTCGGTCCTGGTGAGCGTAGAACATGGCCGTGGTCTGAATGTCCCTGTGGCCTAGCTTCTGCCTCACCAACTCCAAATTCGCCCCATCATCGAGCCAGGCCTGACCCACCAGGTGACGGATACTGTGGGGATTGCAACGGCCCTCAACGCCCGCTTTCGCCGCCAGCCGCCGCAGCATCTTGTAAACCGCAGCATACGTCATCCCGAACAGCAACTCTCCAGGTCCATCCCGCACCGCCAGCCACGCTCCCACCGCCCGCGCCGTCCGCCCCGTGAAGTCCACCCACCGCCCGCCCGTCTTGCCATTCACCCGCGCTTCACGCTTGCCAAGGCACACATCACCGACGCGCAGAGCAATCAACTCACCCACCCTGCAACCAGTGTCGGCCAAAAAGAGGAGCACGGCCAGGTCCCGAGGCCGGCCACGTTCAGCCTCAGCCAGCAGCCGCCCCAGATCTTCACGAGCCATCGGAGGAGATCGCCCACCCCGCTCCAACCTCGGCTTCTCCAGATGCGCAGCCGGTGAACGCTCCAGGTACTCCCGCCGCACGCACCAGGCAAAAAAGGCCTTGATCACCATGATGCGGCCGGCAATGGTGACGAGCGAAAGCCCCCTCCGCCTCAGCGAAACAATGTAGGCATCAAGATCGCCAGGCCGGACGTCCGTGACTTCCTCAACCCCCCGCTCCTCCAAGAAGGTCAGCACGTATCCCAGCCGCTCCTCATAGGTATCCAAGGTGCGACGAGCCCGCCCCGCCGCCTCCAAGTAGAGCAGGAACTCTCCCAATATTCTCTTCATTCCCAGGCCCCCGTGTGTAACGTAATAAACCATACCGGGAGCCAGGGCCATTTCGGACCAGCCAGGCCCTGTCTCCCATTATAACAGCAGAAAGGAGACAAATCAAATGGCAAAGAAAAGACCAAGCCTCATGACCGCCAAGGAAGCAGCGAAGTACCTGCGGGCAAGCCAGTTCACCCTGGATTCGTTGGCGATAGCCCGCTCGTACTTACCAGTCTCCAAATCCAACACCAACTTGAAGGTCAAGAACGTAGAGGGAGCCTGTATTTGGGAAGAAGAGAGCGGCTACAACCTATGGGAATCGCAATGTGGCAAAATGTTTGAGTTCTATGACGATGGCCCGGTTGCAAACGGCTTTAAGTTCTGCCCTTACTGCGGCCAAAAAATTGAGGAGGCCACATATGAAGACAAATATGTCTAAGGACACGGTTGAGAAGCTACAGACGTTTCTCAGGAAGCTTCGACAGGGTGAATTCGAAGACCAGGAAGCGAGGGCTTTCGGAGAACTGAATTTAGTTGTGCAAGAGTTCCAATCCACACGATCCTATTTGCTAAGCAACTATCTACCGACGTTGTACCAAGAAGGAAGCAATGGAAGACAATACCTGGTTTTCATTGCTAACGGAACGCTTAACTATCCGGTAACAGATTTGGCCTCTTTGATGGCAAAAGCACTGGTGGACATCTATGCTGCCAACTTGCGCGACGAAGAAGCCCTTAGCCTTCTATTGGATATAGTCCTAAAATACAAGCTAGTCGCCTGTATAGGCCTGGAGAGCGGAAGAAATTTGCGATTTGAAGGTCTAAATCAGAGCTTCGTGCTGGATGTGGGACTAATTCGAAACAGTATCAGATTGCGCTTACTGCATCTTGCACTGAGGAAGTATGCCAGATTGCTTATTGACAATGGTCCACCAAACCCGCAAGATTTACTATCGACTATTGATCGAGCGAATGACGTAATTAGCCTCTTGTTGGACCCCGCAACTCAAAAAGAGTCAATCCGCTATACAGCACTGCAACCCTTTACAAGAGAGCAAGTCGTATATTCTCCACGGCAATCTCAATGGCTCTTTGGGGCAGAATTAAGCCTTCAGGAATACGAACAGCGATTACTTGATCAATATCGGATTCCCTTATTCCCGATTGTCAGGTCTGACAAACTTGCTTTTTCGGGAAACAAGATAGCTTTCAGGAATGAGGGCCAGGGAAGCCTGCCACCCTCGACTATTCGTGTGCAAGTCGGCGATGCAGAATTCGAGTTAGGGACATTGTCAGCACCTGTACCCCCAAATGAAACGGGCGATATATTCACTGAGGAGGAAGCAGCGTTTGCCACCTTTCTACGGACACAGAATCCCAATCTGGACGTCAAGGTTGTGTTTTCTTTCAGTAAGTTCGGCCGATCATATGATCTCGGCGTACTTGCCGGATCAGTTGGTCACTGGCGAGAGCAGATTCCTAAACCAGTGCTTGATATAGGTTGAACAAGTACCTGAATGGCAGCAGAGGGTAACGATTCGTCTGCCCCACCACAAGATGAACTATGATGTACCTTAGACTGTTCGTCTATATCGGCTGGATCAGCATTTGCACAATAAGCACAATTTGGGCAATAGCCCGGCCACGAGTACTGAAGTACGCCGTGCTCCACATGAACAGAGATCCCTGGTTTGGGATAGTTCTTCTGATAGCCACAGACGATGAGTGGAACGCTCTACTACGGGGGTTA